TTGAAATAGCAGTTTGTCTATCTGATGTTTCTTGTGCAATATCTACTGCTAACTGATTGTCTTGTGCTATACGATCAATTTCTTCTGCATCAATATTTCCTTGTAATACATTATGTCCAGCAATACGATTAGTAACTTCGGCCGCTCTTGCATTGGTTGCAAGTGTATCTGCAAATTGTCTATTAGAAATTTCTTGTGCTAATCCTGATTGTACAGTAGTAAGAGATGTTTGATTAGCTGTAATAGCACTTAATAAAGTACTATCACCACTTTGAAAAGCTGTAACAATTTCTGATAATGAATCTAGTGTTGCTGGATCAATATTTGAAATAATATTATTAATTTGAGTTTGTAAATTACTTGCTGTACTGTCAACATATGATAACGCAACTAAGGCATTCCATGTTGCACCGTCAAATACATCTAACTTAGACGAATCAGAATCAAATCTTATAGCACCTGCGGCCGGGGATACAGGACGTTGAACAGTATTACCTGTTGGTATCTCTATTGCTCCAGTTGCTCCTACCCGTAGTGTACCTGAACTAGGTGATAGTTTATCTGTTACTTGATTTGTCTTAATTGCCATTTATTTTAGTTGTCCTAACGCTGACCCATTGGATGGGAGATTATGTGTTTTTTCTTTAGTTCTTCCAAACGCTGTTACTCCAATAACTGCACCCATTGCAACATGGTACAATCCTGCACCTTGTAATGTTAATGGTTGCCATTGTACTGCTACCTGTCCTCCAGTTGATGCTTCTAATGCTTGTATAATTGCCCAACCAATTGGTGCTAATACAAAATCAAATATACATGTAAACATATACATCCATCCCATCATAGGGCGCCATTTGTTGTTAACCCAGTGCTCGTTAGTATTCTTTATATCTGTCGAAGCTCCGCCTGCTGTAGTAACTGCGGCGGCATTATCAGTTGCGGCTCTGCTTGCGGCAACATCAATTACAACATTTCTATTATCACCGGCAACTTGTGCTAGACTATCACTAGTAGATAATTTGTTTTTACTCCTGATACTGATAGATGTATCGAACCCAGTATCGTCATAACTGCTTAATTTAGGCATATAAAATCTCCATTATGTTATAGTGTTATTTACCGTTTACAGACAATTTTATATAGGTAAGATTTTAACCAATTTGATTTTTAACTATATCTTCTTGAGTAATATTTCTGACAGCATTCCATTTGTTAATAGGACATGATGATTCTGAAAAACTTATCTTTAAAGCAACTAAGCATCCACATTTTTTGCATTGTTTTGTAAATCTAGTATAAAATTCACAGTTGTGACAATGTTTTGCTCTTGATAATCTGTCTGTCATTGATGCTAACATAAAAATACTTATCAAGAAAAAAGCATAGCTAGTTTCCTAGCTATGCTTAATTTTTTCTTATTACCTAAAAGGTTTAGATGAAAGAAAGTCCTGCTGTTGCGATTGCAATGTTATTAACATAATCAGCCGCGTTACCAAGAGAAGAAGCTGTATTTGAAAGCTCAACATATCCGTAACGTGTCATAAAGCTGACCGTTGGTTCGAATGTGTTAGGATCAAGTACAACGCCTGAGCTCATTAGAGGAATGTAAGGGCAGTAGAATGCTGGAGCATCCATTTCGTTTCCGCCTTTATAGCCAATTAGTACAGGAGCGCCGTCACCAGCATAATGGTTAACGTAAACTCTTACTGAGCTATTAAGTGTTCCAACAAACTTAGTATTTGTTGGTGCTTCAAATGTACCTTCAGTTGTTCTTGCAAACGCTGAAGTTGTAGCAGATTGTAGAATTGTTAAAGCTGTTGGGCTTACAACAATGTAGTTACCTGCGCCACGTCTTGTGCGAGAAGCAATATCGTTAGCGGCTCTATTAATAAGAACTGCTAATGCGGCATGCTCATCACCAACGAAGTTGGCTGTACCACTAACTGAGGCTTGGTCGTATGTACCGAAAGCACTACCAGAAAGTGAAGTAAGAGATTGGATAACCTCCTGATCAATTTCAGCAGTAATTTCTTGTGCAAGAGCGGCCATAATCTCAGCTTCAACGTCAACACCATGAATGGCTTGTGCGTCTTGAGCGGCTTCAAAAGTCCAACGAGCTGATAGCTTACGAGACTTAGCTTCTACAGTTTCTTTAAGGATCTGGATGGACATTTTATTACCACCGGTTCCTTCTTTAGATGCTGTAGCGTCTGCTTTACCAGCGGCATCACCTGAGTACTGGTTAGCAATAGCAAATGGGCTAAGAGCTTCATCACCAGCAACAACTTCTGCACCAACTTGTCCGTCTTCGTTTGTAGAAGCGGCAACCGCTTCAGCATAACGTACACGAAGTGTATGGATCTGTGAAACTGGACCCTGCATAGGCTGAACACCGACTAATTCGTTAGCGATGGTTGTTGGCATAACACGTCTGATAACTGGTAGAATTACTTTGTTAAGTACTGCTATGTTTCCAGATGCTGATGCACCAGTGGTAGCTGTTTCAGACAAATACCTTTTAGTATTTTCTAAGCAAACTTCCATTGTAGTTTTACGTTGTCCGTTAAGACCCTCTGTAAGGGCTTCTTTAGTTGCGGACCAATTTTTAGCTTCAAAAAGAGCTTCTGACATTTTTAATGTCTCCTTCTTAAATACCAGCTAATTTGCGAAGATCTGCAATAGTAGAATTAACTTCTGTTGCAATCTCTTCAACAACTTGTGCTGATTTATTTCCTGTAATCACAGTCTTCTGTGATTGTTGACCCTCAACGATAACTTTCTTGTCCCTACGGACCTCTTCGTTAAGAACTGATGGCAAGTACTTTTGGAAAGCTTCGTTAAGTTTACTTGTTGGTGTAGACTCAAGTAGTTCATCCATAATAACTCTTTTGTCTTTAGACAAAGGAGAATTAAGTTCTTGCATAATCCGAGAACGAGTCATCTGGTCTTCCGCTAGGCGCTGACGACGACTTGATTCGGTAATGAGATTTTCTTTTTCAGCAATAGCACCATGTGCTTCTGCTAATTTAACTTCCATCTCAGTAATCTTATTAGTAAGTTCACTTACTGCTGTACCATCTGCAAATTTGCTTGCCATAAATTCTGCGGCAAACGCTTCCATGATCTTACGACCAAAGTTGTTTTCTTTTGCTTCACGGATATCTGTTTTAAGCGAGGACAATTCAGTTTTGAAAGATTCAACTACTAAGCCATTGACTTTTTCGCTTGCTTTCTTAATAAACTGTGTTCTTGCTTCTTCGATAGCAGTACGACCTTCTGAAATTAGTTTAACTCTGGCTTCAACTAATCTTTTATGGTCTTCATGTAACTCTGAAAGCTCATTAGTTAATTTGCGTAATGCAAATTCTTCTAAGCCTTTAAAACTAACTTTTTGTGAGGCACGATCTGCCTTTAATTCTGCAACTTCTTTTGCTAAAGTTTCCATAACAAACTTTTGTAAAAGTTGTGCATCATCACTAATCTTTGTAGCATATTTTACACGAGTAGTTTGAGTGTCTTCGTGTAACTTCTTAAACTCGTCACTAGCACCAGAAATGGTATCTTGAATTAACTTATCCATTGCTTCAACGAGTTGACCTTTATCATGCTCATAACGTGAAGCGAATTCTTCGCGGAGTTCCGCTGTAACTTCTTCACGTGTTTCTATCTGTTTGGAATCCCAAGCGGCGTTGATATTCTCACGCACCTCTTCAGATAATACTACAGAGCCGAGCAAATCTGTAAAAGTTTCATTACTCATAATTTTGTCTCCTCAGACTTTTTTAAGATTCTCAAGGAATCTAAGTACCTCTATTTCAAGGTGCTTTTGTGCGGACTTGTCGTAAGTCGTCGCTAGGGCTACATCCATAAGAGCGGCTCGTCTTCGATCTTGCATAACTCTTTCATAAATTGGAGTTGGATAAGCATCAGGAGCACTAGGTTGTGCTACAACGTCAACAGTAACAATTTCAAATTCTGAAACTTTACCACCGGCGCCTACATTGCCTGATCCTCTTGAACTAACTCCTAATTTAACTTTAGCTTCCAGTAATGTTTTAATGATGTTGCCCATTGGAGTTGGAATAATTTTTAATTGTCCATATCCATCGGAACCTTGCATCCACATTTTTGTAACCATATGACTTACTCGGTCAATATTAACCTGTAAATCATCTGGGTGATCTGCTTCACCTAATACTGAAAAACCATCGCCTAATCGTTGACTAATGCTCTCTACAGCCCGGGAAATTTCATCTGCGGGATAAACTCGTTCGTTATGATTGACTTTATCACCTTGAATAAAAATTCCTTTCATGTAGAGATTCTTACCGCCATCATTGCCGTCTTCAATCGTTTCGACAATTAAGCCTGCTTGATCAAATGAAAGTCTTTCTGTTAATGGCTGTAAGTTCATCTTATTACCCCTTTACTTGGCTCATTGAAGGCTCAGTAGTTCCGTGTGGTAGTTCCTGTGAAGCTGGAGCTTTAGCTGGAGCTGTTCCAGATGCAACACCTTCTGCGGCGCCACTACCTGTGTTTACTACTTTACCACCCATGTCGTTTTTCTTAGCAACTGGGCTTGCTTTATTATCTGCATGATCTGCCATATCTGGCTTCTGTGCTAACTTGAGTTCAGCCGCTTCGTCAATCTTCTCTTCAGAATCAGCTTCGTCGATGCTTTCATCTTTATCTTCAAATTGTACGGATTCTGCTGGAATCTCTTCTGCATCCATTGGGATTTCATCTGTTACAATGTCATCTCCTGGGATTTCTTCGTCTGCACCACCTGTAAGCATTTCTTCAAATTCTGCTTTAAGGTTAGCAAGTGCTGATTCTACATCAACCATTGCATCTGCAACGTCTGCGGCATCTGCTGATACAGGAGCTTCTTCAGCACCCATTTCATCGCCAATTTCTTCAGCATCAATATCTGGGTCAATTTCTGAATCAAGGTCAAGTTCGTCATCACCTTCTTCAGTTAAGTCTGCTTCAACTTCATCAACTGCGGCATCAATATCTGCAATTTCTTCTTCTAAATTAGTATCATCCGACATAATGTCTTCATAGACTTTGCGGCCGATACCAACATAGTAATCATGTAATAGATCACTTGCTTTTGCTTCTTCTTTATTCAAAAGATGCTCAAGTGCCTGTTCAAGTACTGTTGTCATATTCTTTTTCTCCTTATCGCGAAAGGCGGGTATTCACCAATAAGTACTTACTAATGACACACGAAATAGTACGGGTTATGGGGTAAAAACAGTACTTTTTGGCACAATTTTAAAATTTTGAGAGGAAATTATTTAAAGTAAATTATACTGCTGGAGGTCGAGCATACATTTTTGTAATAGCTTCGAGTCTTGTCTTCTGTTCGTACTTTCTTAGCTCACGAAGTTTACGCAACCTGTTTACATGTTCTAAAGTCATACGATGTCGTCGCATATCGGAATAAAATGCTACTTCAGGATCTACTTCTTCTTCAATCTCATCTTGTATTTGTGTTAAGTCATTGAATCTCATAACTTTATTTATTCCTTTACGCTGGTGGTTCCACAGGTTCGGCACCATCATCTGGTGCTGGTTCGCCAGTTTCTAAATCATCTGCAAATTCCATATCTGCATCACCTACTGCTCCGCCTCCGCCGCCACCAATATCTCCAAATCCAGCATCTTCATCTGGATTCTCTGGTACAGGGGATTTGTTTTCTTCTAACCAATATTTTTCATTTTCAAGCAATTCTGCTTCAGTTAGTCCTAAGAACTTCTGTAATTTAAATCTATGACTTAAATAAGGAACTTCAGCTAATTGTGTAAACACACTAGCTCTAGCATTATTAACTTCAATCTGTCTATAATCACTAAAGTTTTGAGGCTCTAACATATCAATGTCAAAAGATGAAGTATCTACATTAATTCCTCTATGCTTAACAAAGGTTTTAAATTCTTTGCTTAACTTAGGCATAATCAAGCCTTGCAATCTTTGACAATATCTATTAAAACGATATTCTTGAATTAACGCCGTTCCTACACGACCATCTGTCATTGGGGCCGCACTATCATCAGGACCAGTTGGCATATAACTGCTTGGGATACGCAAGCCTCTTAATAATTTATTAGAGAAGAATCTTAAATCATCTATCTCGCCTAAGTTAGTTCCGCCTGGTAATACTTCAACTTTACTTCCTCTACCATCAGCTGATTGAGCAAAGAAAAAGTCTTCCATGATACTTAATGGATTGTAACTTGCATCTAGTGCTGTGCCGCCACCTGATCTAGTTGGAATACGTCTTTGATGAATTTCGTTTTTAACTCTTTCCAAGAATCCCATTGCTTGGTGACTAGGCAAGTTGCCTGTATCAATGTAAAATACTCTACGCTCCGGAGCACGTTGTACACGATAGATAATAATTGCATCTTCGAGTAATTCTTTTTGTTTGTAAATTTTAAATACACTATCAAGTATACTAGCACCAAAAGGCCAGTTAGCATCTAATCCTTCACTTAAACTAATATGAATAATATCTTTTGCATCAACTGTGACTTCAGTTCCGGTTTGTCCGCTCTTATAAGCACTATTAGAAACACTATATTGATTGTTTGGACCTGCTTGTACAGCATTAGCCATAGACTGCACACTTTCAATTGGCTTAGTTGCTACTTTTGCTCCTAAGTTAGGGTGCAAGTTACTAATAACATACTGTTCAACTTTACGACCTTCTGCTTCGTTAATTACTGCTCTTTTAACGTCACCTGGGTTTACCCAATATAATTCAAATGTTTCCGGATCACGTAAGAAAAAGTGATCACCAAATTTAATTGAACTACGAAAAGTTCTAAATAATTTTGAATCCCAATCATTAATAGCACACCATTTTTTAAGTGTTTCGTTAATAACTTTACTTTCACTTGGTGTTGGATCCGAAGACCATCTAATTGCAAAAGGAAGATTTGTTATAGGATCTTCTTGAGTGCAAAATTCTGTAACAGTATCTAATGCCGCATTAACTTCTGAGTCTTGATCCATTTGATCATATTGACTGTAACGTTCTACTCTGTTAGGTTGCCCTGTGTATACGTCTTGAAGCCAGCTTGCAAATTTTGATGAGCTTCCTCCAGACTGTCTCGGACCATTGTTAGTCTGCTCGTTCTGGGGATCCCATATCTTAAAGTGTTTTTTCCATGATGCCATACTCTTACTTACCTTTTTATATTAATAGTTAATTACCAAAACGTATCTCTTTTATTACCCACTAACTCTTGGTGAACCAATTAATGTTTGTGGTCTTGTATTCTTTTCAGCACGGCTTATATGTCCTTCAATGCTTTGAAGTACTGTAAGCGTTTCTTTAGTAGTCTCTGTACGTCCGTCTGCATATGTAGTGGTTTCCTCTTTTTCCAGCTGTATTGATTCTGACACTGTTGCAGAACTTAATGCTTTTGGTTGTTCAGGATCTTTAGCAAATAAGCTACCTACACCTGCAATAATAGTATCCCACATACTAGGTTTTGGTAATTGATCTAATGCTGATGCAGTTACTAATATACCTGCGGCTAAATCATGATATCTATCTGCCAAGTCTAACGGTAAGTTTAATTTATTAAAATCTGTATTGTTTAATGATGTTGATAACATCATCATAGATATTGCTAAATCTCCAATTCCATTAACTGCATCTGAGGATATGTTACTTGTCATATCAATAAAGGAATCTAACTTATCTAATGCTGTTTCAGATACTCCTTCTAATCCTTTATTAAAAATCATTAAGTTTCTACCAAATCTAGCAACCGAAGTAGCCATTAACTGGACACCTTTTGCGGCTCCAGCAATTTTAACTATCTTATCAATTGGTCCTTCGGACTGGAACATTCCCATAAAGCTACTAAGTGCTCCGCCTCCTGCTAGTGCGGCAAGTCCTACTCCCATTAATGCTAATGCAGGGCCTAATGCAAGTAATGTTCCAATAGGGACTGTACCTATCATTTGCAACCCATAACCTAAATCTATCATTGCTTCTCCTGCTAATCCTGCGGCAAAAGCAAACGGAATTAATGCGGCTCCAAGTACACCTATTGCTAATGCACCTAACATAATAGGTGCAATCATACCTGAAGCTCCAATAAGTGCGGCTCCAGCAGTAACTACTCCTAAAGCAATACCTCCTGCAATAACTCCGCCCCAATTAATGTTTGAAAATTGCTGGAATGCTTTACCAGCAATCCACATTGCTCCACCAACTGCGGCTAATACTGCGGCTCCGATAAAATATTTTGGATTTGATACTGCGGATAATCCTTTGCCTATTCCTTCTAATGAATACTGAACTAGTTTTCCAATTCCTTTACCTAATCCACTTCCAAGTTTAGCGGCGCCAGCTCCAATTGATGTCATTGCACTACCTATTCCTTTAGCAAGACCTGCAATCCCTTTGCCAAACGATGTCATACCTTCGCCAATTCCTTTAAAGAGCTTAGAAAGCCCTGATCCTATTCCTCCCATAGTATCTTTAATCATAGATCCTACGCTTTTAGTTTTTTCTCCAAATTTCCCTAATGCGGCAGTACTTTTAGTTAAACCAGAAGTACTAGGCATTTCAGGTGTAGTACCTCCACCACCCATCATTCCTTTTACAAATCCTCCTGCCTTACCTAATAAACCAGGTTTACTTGCAACTCCTCCTACTACACTTTTTGCACCTTTTAATCCTCCGCCTATTGCACCAGAAGTCATTTTGCTAAAGCCGTCTTTAACGCTACCAAATAATCCTTTAAGCATACCTCCACTACCGCCTATTGATAGTGCGGCGGCACTACCTGCGGCCGCCAACGACATAAAGGTACCTAATAATCCAACTCCACCTGCAACTAATCCCCAGAACGCTCCTTTAGCAAAATCAACTGATGTTTTCATGTTTGTTAAAGATTCAATATTACCTGCTTCTGTGGTTTTTCCTTTTTTAGAATTAGCCTCAGCATCTTTATCAGATTTATTTGTAGTATCGCTTAGGCGTTTAAATGCTAATCCAATTCCGGCCGCGGCATTCATATTAGTATCAACAAAGTTTTCATTAGATGCCCATGTATTCATTGAGGCGCTTTCCATGCTTTTCATTGCGTCTAATAATGTACCGTCACCTTTAGTTTTTTGACCTGTATCCATCATTGCAATCGCTGAAGCGATTGCGGCGGCTTCAGCACCAGTCTTTCCTTCTGTTGCAATAGCAACCGCTTGACCTGTTTGTCCTGCGGCCATTGCGGCTGATGCTCTATCTCTTTGATCTTGACTTAGATTGCCAAGTAATTGTCCCATAACGCCTTGAATTTCAGTAGCATCAGAACCTACTCCTAAGTTTGCGGCTCTTTGTCCTGCAATAGACTTTTGGAAAGCCATAGATGCTTGCATAATTGCATGAGCACTAACACCAAACTGATCACTTAATCCTCTAGCTGTCTTTGCGGTAGTAGCATAACTCTTAATTGCTACTTGCATTGCTTTATCTTGATCTACTCCTGCCCTTCTTGCAACATCTAGTCCGGCGGCCATTAAACTAGCACTCTGTTTTTCAGTAAGTCCTAATTGTGCTGTTAACTTAGCTGTTTCGTTAACTGACTTTGCAGAAACTCCATGTGCTTTTGTAAGGTTGCCCATCATAGAAGAACCGTTTCTAACTGCTCTCGACATTTGAGATAAGTTTTTAACTGCGTCTTCTGTAGTTGCTCCTAATAACTTAAAACCACCACCACTTTCATTAATAACAGTTGCAAACTCTTTACCAAGTCCAGACATCATTGATTGTGTTTGCATTAAGCCAACACTTACTGCACCTAAGTTTAATGCTCCGCTTGCACTTCTAGCGGCTTCTGCAAAGTTTTCTAATGTTCCCCAGGCAAATCCTAAACCTAATGCAAATTTACCTAGAACTTTAGTAAACGTTGAACTTCCGTTTATTAATGCACCTGATAATTGCTTTAATGAGTCTTGTCCAGATTTACCAGCGTCTGCTAAACCGGCACCAAATGACTTTAATCTGTTTTGAGTTGCTTTTTGTTGCCAATTCAATTTAGTTGATGAAGTTATAAGTTTAGCATTGGCTCCAGTCATATCTCCTAGGCTTTTACTAGTACCTTTTGCTGTAGCACCAAGTGAATTAAGTTTTTTAGCAACATCATCGCTGGCTCCTGAAGCTTTGTTAGCTGACTTTGTTCTATTACCACCTGTAGATGATCCTTTATTACCAATATCACGACCGAGCTTGGCAATCTGATCAGTTAACTTATCTATTGCTTCTTTTAATTCTTCTTCCATAGCGGTTTTGGACCTTTGATTCGTTATAACCTGGTATAAGTATATTTACAAATAAAAGGCTTCTATAGCCTTATTTACCTGATAGGATTAACTACATGGATAATAAAAACCCACTTTCCGGGCAAACTGCCAATCCTTTATCGGATTATTTTAGACAACCGGGTACATATATTACTTTGCCCTCTAATGGTAGGTTCTACAAAGATAAACTTACACTATCTGATAGCGGAGAATTAGCAATATATCCGATGACTGCTAAAGATGAATTACGTCTAAAGAATCCTGATGCTTTATTTAACGGCGAAGCAATGAGAGGTGTTATCAAAAGTTCAGTACCTGACATTGAAAACGTAGACGAAATACCTTCTGCAGATGTTGATATGATACTAGTTGCTATTAAGATGGCTAGTTACGGAGATGACATGCCAATGGACGTTTCTCATAACTGTAATGAAGCAGACGGCAAGGCTCAGCGAATAAATGTAAGTTTAGGACAGATAATCAGCACATTAAGACCCATTCCAGATAAATTAGGAACCGTGGTTTTATCAACAGGATTAGAAGTACACTTGAGACCTTATAATTTAAAGGATCAAGGAAGATTACTTAAAATGCAATTTGATTCAATGCGTAACTTACAATCAAGTGAACAACGGGGCGAAAAAATTGAAGATCAAACAAATATTGCTAACGCTGGCTTTGCTTCATTAGTAGATTTGAGTCAAGATTTACTTACTGGTGCTATTTTAAAAGTAGTTATTCCAGGTAAGGATACTGATGAAGAACCAAAAGAAATTACAGACATTAAACATATTGCAGGTTGGTTAGCTAATTTAGATAGAGGATCATGCGATAGACTTGAAGATGAATTAAAATCATTCCAAGAATTTGGAATTATTAGAGAAATTACAGCAACATGTGATTATTGTAAAGAAGATTACAAGACAGACATGTTATTTGATCCAACAAGTTTTTTTTCCGCAGGCTCTTGAGTCTAGGAACTGATGATGCTAAGATTACGAAGTTTATTGAAAGTTTCGAACAAGACTCAAGGGCCCTGATCCAAGATATATGCAACCTAAGTGTATGGAGCGACAATCCTATAAATGTAATATGGGACATGCCGTATACTGACCGATTAGTACTATCCGAAGTTGTTAAAGAAAAGATTGATACACTGTATGGTAAAAAAGGCATTGCTAGAAGATAACAACACAGGTAAAGTAGTCTCGCTAGGTTGTCGACAACTATTATCATACGATATTGCTAAATGGGACAAACAAGGATTTAAAGGATCTCCTCCAGAATTTAAACACAATTCAGAATTATTAAATCATAATGCTACTAGTATTGAAATTACTAAGTACGGAGTCAGAGGAGATAAAATGGCTAGGCCATTGTTTACTAAACATTTCCTACCATATCATAAAAAAACTAAATGGGCACAAACAGTTATAGATAAAACTCCAAGTGGTTTTATATCAAAAGATACTTGTCAAGTATCATTATTTGAGACTAATAGCTATACTCAACTTCAATCTATATTTGGATGGACCAGTCAAGGTAACGACATAAAGCACGGAGCTACTGGTGAGAACGTTACTACAGCAGGTATTCAATTATGGAAATTAAAACAAAATTCATTATTAACTATAGGGACCACTGTACTAAAAGTCAAAGGACAACGAAGTCTATGTAGAGGGATGGTTAACACAATGAAAGAGCCTAACAATCCTAATACTTTGTTTAAGGAATTAATGCAAAATTTAGTATGGCAAAGACATCTATGTGGGATTATGTGTGAAGTAATAACCCCTGGATGGATAAGTTTAGATGATAACATTATTTCAGTTGATAATCCATTAGAAGATGAAGACTATCCTAACACAATGCCAATATCTAGGAGATGGGAACGTTTAAAGCAATTAAACTCAGTAGATTTAATTAAGTTCTTATCAGAGTAGTTCATTAACATAGTTAAGTATCGCTTATAGGACGAATACTTCGTCCTTGAGTATCGTAGTGCAATGCACTAACTCACTCACATACATCTTTCGAAAGATAATTAATGGTATTGTTAAGATACTGTAATTTTTTTTATATACATGAATAATAATTATAGCTTGAGCTGGATGAGTATCCACACTTAGCCCCGTTTGGGGGCTAAGGTAAATGGTTTGTCTTGACCCAGACTCGTACCACACTTTGGTTAAAGAAACATATTATGTTAGGGCGGTTACGCTGTACCCTTTTACTCTCGACTGTAATAACGCAAACAATAGAACCGAACCAAACCAATTCTATTATTATGTGGGTTGTAATAGTTCACCAGAGCCCACTCATTTTAGTAATAATATACATACACCAAGCCAGTTTCATACCGTTTGACTTACGTCCTGTAAAGGATAGTGGTGATATGTCTCTGCTACTGCTCAGAAATTCCGTCCCCTGCGACTCTATTAGTCCAGGTTTTATGGGTGCAATATAACCGGCTTGCACTTACCTATCAGTAGATAACTTGCCAATGTGTTTAAGAGGTTGTCTCTGTGAGCTGTGAGTATGTTTTTACTTGTTCAAAATTATATTCCCAAAAGGAATCGTATTCTGTTATGAGCCAATTTTTGTAGTTTATAGATCGTGTTGTATTAAATTTAAACTTGTCTTCGTATGCAACATAGCGACCCTTTCTATTAAATTTCATGCATAGTAATCCTAAGTCGCCTTCATCCATGCAGTCTATAGTTTGATTTATCCAATCATCTAGTATCAGAACATCCGTATTTTGAAGTAACTGATGAAAAGGGAAATCTGCGTAAAATTTACATTCAAAAACCAATAAAGGAAAACTAGGTCCGGGAATGATATCTCCTTTAAAGCCTCTAATCTGTTCTTCACTTAGAAAACTTTTGCGGACATTATTCATGCCTCCAACAAACGCTCCCGAGTTAGGAACTCGTACAAAACTCTCATTGTAGATTAGAGAGAGGTGTGTTGCAACCTCTCTCTCAAACCCAGACCCTTTTGTTTTACTTTTACTTGGCATTTAAAGAGCGTTTTTTTCTTCTGTAATCTCTTTACGTCTTTCTTTAAGAGCTACTGCAATCGCTTGAAGAGCCTTACGAGCTCGTGTTGCACTAGCCTTAACACCTTTTTCTACAAACTTTCTGTTTTCTGCAATATATACATCCATCTGTTCCATCATAGCTAGATGGTTGGCTGAATCTCTTGGATCTTTATTTTCGGTAGTCATATTATATCTCCTTAAAGTACAATTTCTGTTGAGTGATCAAGCATAGTAAAACCATTTTGCTTAACCACCATTAACACGTTATTAACGCGGCCAGCGAGTTCGTCTCGATGGCTAATTAGGAATACGTTACGATTCATTTCACGGCCCATTTTCTTTAAGACTGCCATTGATAATTCGATACCAACTTGGTCCATGCCTGAGTCTACTAATTCATCAATAAACAACAAATTCATAGGCTCTGTAAAACTTTCGTATACGTCTCTAAAACTCCAACTTAGTGCTAGGATTAACCTATTACGTTCTCCTCTACTCAAATTATCAAAATCAAACGATTGTCCTAATTGAGTAATGTCGACCTCTAAGTCACTTTTAAAAATCACTTCATGTGGTAGTTGTAACTTATCTAAGTAATACCCTAGTCTGTGATTCAAATATGCTAAATTCTGCTCAATAATGCGTTTACGGACAAATGAGTCCTTATTAGTTAACAATTTGAGCAAAAATTCCTGGTGTTCTTGCAGTCTAGTGTACTGATTCATGTTATCCCATGAAATTTCTGCAAGGGCAGTAGTCTCAAGTGCTTCAATTTGCTCTTGATAAGGATCTGCCTCTCCTTCCTTTGCAATTAAAGAACCTTTTAAATTTTCTAGGTTACTCTGGTGCTTAATTGCATCTTCAATACTAGAATATTTTGTATGCGGACGTTCGCCCATATCACCTATTTCTCGTACTGCAATATCTGCTTGTGCAAGTAATCCGTGTTCTTCTTGCAATGCTGTTTTAATTTGATCTAATAAATTATTAGCATTAGTTATTAAAATTTCTTGTTTATCGTCATGCAATTCTTGACCACATGTATGACACTTGTGATCCTGTAACACTACTAAATTGGATTCAGAAATTTTAAAAGATTCTTTTAATTTATTAATATTACTTTGTCTATTGGCTAATTCTTTGTTAGCTAATTTTAAAAGATTTTCGTTTTCTTTAAAAGCATCTAAAGCACGATGTGATTCAAGTTCAGCATTAATATCAGTAGCTTCTAGTTCAGTAACACCTGCCAATATATTAGTCAAGTCTTCGTCTTTTTTCTTTGCCCAGGTCCTGCTACGTCTTTTTAAATCATCAATAGTTTGCTTTACCCTAGAATTACTTTCTTCTAATGCACGATGCCTTGATTCTTCATCTTTAACTAGTTCTTTAGTATTACGAATATTTTCTTTAAGAATATCTGCTTTTTCACTAAGCTGAGTAATTCCTAATAGTTCCTCAATAATTTCTCTTTGATCATTAGCTCGCAATGCTAAAAAAGGTTGTGTATAAGTGTTCAACGCAACAAGGTGTTTGAACATTTCTTTACCCATACCAATAAGTCTATCTATTTCTTTTTGTGTGACTCTGTTTTCGCCTTGACCTTCATCTGTTGGCTCGCCTACTTGATTATTATTAATATAAAAATGTAATACATTAGGACTGCGACCACGTTCAATTTTAAACTTTTCGCCGTTCTTTTCAAATTCTAATGTAACAAGCATATTCTTGCCATTAGTCTTGTTAATTAAATTGTGTTTGCGGATTGTAGTTAATGCATCACCATACAATGCAAAAGACAATGCATTAACAATAGTTGTTTTACCAACACCATTACGAGCACCATCACCGCCTAAATCTAAATTATTTCCTAACACAAGTGTAAGTCCGTCTGCATTTAGATTTAATGCTTGGGTAACATTTCCAACACTCATAAAATTTCTAATGGTAATGTTTTTAAAAACAATCATTTATTCAATCCTTGATAAATTTCAGTTAACAGACGTTTATCTATCTGGGCAGAATCAATTGACTGAATCTGATTTAAAACAATAGCATCAACACTTTCAAACGTAATCTCTCCACCTTCCCATTCTTTAGAATGTTCTTCCTTAGCATTTGGAATAAGAGACAATTCACGCATTCCGTATTCCTCATACCATTTTTCCTTGATGTAAGAAGCCTCTTCAAAGCTAATGTCTACATCAATAGTAACACGAGCAAATGTTGTATGATCAAACAAATGTTCATGATTATCAATAGCATGTGTTAGTGACATAGTTCTAAATTTAGGAGCGTCAGGCCAGGTCCTAAATTCGTAATCCTTACCATACGGCAGTATCATCATGCCCCTTTCATCATCACCAGCGTCGGCAAAGTTATGAGGAAATGCATTACCCATATAAACAATATTGCCTCTGCGTTGACGTTTATGGAAGTGACCGCTAAACACTAGTTCCTGATTAGGAAAATGTCCTTCGTTTAGTCCGCCGTGGTCCGGCATCTCTACCATTGCATTCATCTTAAAACGAGGCAGTTCAAAGTGGCCAAATATGTAACGAGACTCAATATTTCTCATATCGGTCCATTCTTCTCCTACTAACCAAGGAACAATAGTCATGTCACCTATTGTAGTGATATCGTTAATAATTTGTAAATTAGGCAAATAATCACCAAAAGGTAAAGAGTTAATTTCTCGTTTTTCTCTATAAGCTAAATCATGATTACCCATAATAGCATAAACTTTTTCAAAGCTATTGCTAAGATATTCTAAATTTGTTGTTGTATAGTTAAGAGTACTGACATTAATATTACTGCGACTATTATGCCAATCACCAAGGAATATACAAGTTTCGCACCCCTCTTTATGGGCCTGTTCTACAAACCAATGAATGAAGTTTGTACAGTCGTCATTGTGGGCTCTACTATTATTTCGTAGTCCAAAATGAATGTCAGTAAAGCATGCCGCTTTTTTAAAAGGTTGTGTCATCCTATATTATAACACACTATTTGCTTGAAGTCTAGTCTTTTCTAACTTATCTTTTATAAAAAGTTTTTCTTTTTTAAGATGTTTAATATGTTCACCTGTTTCCTTAATAATTCTTTCTTTAAGAGTCTGATGCTTTGTTTCTAGAAATGTTATTTTCTTATATAAATTGGTCATACTACTTCTTCTCCAAATACTGATTTAATTCTGGCCCTTTCCAATCGCTTGGCTTTAGGATTTTTCCATCTTCTCTTTTAGTAACCTTACCGGTTACCGGATCAATCTTTGCAAAATTAGTATCCATAACTTCTTTCCAGGCACCTTCACCATCAGCACCAAATGAATGTATAGCACCAATTGTAACTACAAGAATATCAATTAAAGCGTCTAACTGCTCTACGTTATCATGATCCTTAATTGCATCTGCAAGCTCGCCGACTTCTTCTTCAATTAGGCTAATATACAAATTATATTGGTCCTTGTTGTACCCAGCAGTAGTTTGATCACTTGCTGTCATAAATCGTTCTTGATCCGTAAAAGGATTAGTCATTCTGTTCTCCTATTGAAATTCTGTTGGTGGATTGTTGTGTCCAATCATTTCTGAAAGTGGTTCAACTACTGGGACCTCTTTAGCCTTTTCTTCTTCAATTTTTAAAGCCTTCTGGCGTTCAGTTTCTGCTTTAGTTTTTTCAATATGTTCTGCTTGTCTAGTCCAACTAGGCATTTGACCAGCTTCTTGTAGTAAGTCGTCTCTAATATCTCGTTGACGCTTTTCAACATTTAACACTCTTGTAAAGCTATTTGTAACTGCGGCAGTATAGTATGCAAAAGGATTTGAACTTTTATTTTCATCAAACTGTAATGCAATTTGTGTCAACTGTATTAGTGCATGCCCACGCATTTCGTCAATATAACTATAACCACGCCAATTACTTCTTAGGCTATACCGTTCACACAATTTTAAGAACATTGCTCCTAAATGGTTAGTAAGTTTGCCATGGCCCACACTAAACTCTCCAGTTTCTAGATTACCCTTCCAATGACTACGAGCCACTTCTTCCCATACTTTATTCTTTTGTACAAAGTGTTTGAAGGGAGGAAAATTAACTTTCTTTCGATAGTCTGCTGGTATCTTAGGATTGTTTTTACGACCAGGATCTAGTGGAATATGATCCCATGTCATGAGCCTAACCGTTAAATCTTCTGTTGGGATAGTTTTAATAGCTACTTCAAATTCGGCAAGTTTTGGTTTTTTGCTAGGCTTTTTACCTTCTTCTTCCCATACTTTTAGAGCCTCTTTATGAGCCTGTTCTTGATATCGTTTAGCTCTTGCGGTCTTTGCAAGATTTAACACTCCTTCTGGAAATGCATTTGTTTTACGGTTATGAAAATGTTTTAGGTCATGTAAAATAATATCAACATCGCCATACGACTTATCTGCTTTCCAGCAAAATGTCAGCTTACTCTTATGAATCTGAGCAAGTAAATCTTTGTTCTTTAAATAAACGTTTTTAGTATTTGTTGTCATATAATCATATCCTTATTTTACATATTATAACATAGTATTCATTTAATGTCAAGCGGTTATCTACCCACTTTATAGAAACGGTAAATATAGTTGGAGATATATTAAATGAAAATAAGTGATCTACAACCTCGTATCATTGCTATCTATGCCGGAAGGTTTCATCCGTTCCATTATGGACATTCCATGGCATATAAAGAATTAGCATCTAAGTTTGGCATTAACAATACTTATATTGCTTCTAGCGGTAAAGTAGAGCCGAATAAGAGCCCGTTCTCGTTTGATGAGAAAAAAGTGATGATGCAAGCAACTGGTATTAGCCCTGACCATATAGTAGAAGAAAAGGTACCTTATTCTCCTGTAGTGCTTCCTCAAAAACTTGGTCTTGATCCAAATACTGATGTATTGGTTTTTGGTATCGGAGCAAAGGATATGCAAAGTGATCCTAGATTTTCATTTGCACCATTAAAAAGTGGTTCCCCTGCATATTTTCAGAAATATATTGAAGGAAAATTGAAACCTTTTATAAGTGATAAAGGAGATGCAACCGGTCGTCCTGGACATGGATATGTTGTTCAGGTAAACGATTACAAATTCCAAATAGCTGGTGAAACAGCCGGGAGTGCATCTGAAATTAGAAATAGATTTGCAACTGCAAATGAAGAAGGAAAGATACAAATTGTAAAAGATATGTATCCAAAGACTGATGATGTAACTAGAAGTAAGATACTTTCTATTTTTATTAGGAAACTAGGATAACATGGCGCAAGTAGCTGACAAAGTAAAATTATCATTTAAAGCATTAAAAGAACTGAGAGTTGATGCTAAGGCATTCTCGACACATGAGTTAGAATTTGAATATACACCTAGAATAACTCAGTCGATTGAAGTGCAATACAGCCAATTTGAGTTACAACATACAAACTATCAGCCAAGTGCATTTGGCAGTAGAAAAGTTCCTACTATTGGAATTAGTGGGCCTTTTGTTAGTAGAACAGAAGAAGAAGGACGCAAGACATTAAATGCAATACATTTACTAAGAACAGCTACAATGATGTATTATGGTAGAGGAGAGAAGGAACCACGTCGTGGAACACCTCCCCCAATTGGAAGATTAAATGCATACGGTTTATACAATAATACTCCAGTAGTTGTAGCATCGTTTCAATATGATTATCCACAGGACGTTGATTACATTTCAGTAAAGATGGCAGACGGAGTACAAACTGTTCCTGTATTATTTGATATTACTATATCATTGCTAGTACAATTTACTCCTATTGAAGTGGTTTCGGATTTTACATTAGGTGACTTTGCAAGTGGTAAATTATTAGGGAAAGGATACATCTAATGGCTACAGGAAAATCACATTACAGTAATACATCTATTACAGATTTCTTTTTAGATAGATATATTCCGCAAACTGCAGAAGACTTAGTATCATCTCAAGCACAGATAAACCAACATGTAGTAACACCTGGACAAGCACACAGACCAGACAAACTAAGTTACGATCTATATGGTAATAGCAAGTATTGGTGGACTATAGTAATGCTTAATAGGAACGCTCTTGTAGATCCTATTAGAGATTTAAAAACAGGGTTAGTACTAGAAGTACTAGAAGATGCATCAAAGGTTTAATTTATGTTAGTAACAGTCAATGAGTGAGGAATTTGAGGAATTTGATGAATCTGGTTCATCAAATGCACCTATTTTTCCACCTACTAGATTAGAAGGCGAATTAGGTGACAATCCATTATTAAAGTATCAGAGTGTAACTTATAATATTACACTAACAATGATGCCTGTTGGAGAAAAACGGTTACACCACAAAAAACGAAGTTTTAAGCATACTGATGGAATTACAATAATAGATTCGTCTAGGGTTGGATCAGTTGTTATGGAATCATTAGAGATAAAAACTGCTAGTCCGGGTCAGAACAACAGCATATATTATCTTTCAAGTATAGACCATACATTTACTGCTAAAGTAATCGAACCTTTAGGTGGAAAACTTATTGAGATGATTGCAAAGTCAGCTAAGGCGTTTAATTATAGCAATACAGCAGAGGCTATTTATTTGTTAGAAATTTCGTTTAAAGGTCACGAAAATGATGAACCAGTCCAAGCAAAAGATAGAAATGGTTCCCCGTTAAATTTTAAATGGTACGTTACTATTACAACTCTTAAAATGTCAATAGATGTTAGAGGAGCGTCTTATGATCTAACAATGGTTAATAATGTAGGAGCGGCACAATCATCACAATATTTAAAAATAGAAACTGGAGTTAAAGTTGATGCAGATAATGATAAAGGCAGTGAACAAAATTGTGGTGGAGTAGTTTCACGGTTAGAAAGTGCAATGAACAAATACCAGAAAAATCTAGTAAAAGAAGGAACAATAGAATTTCCTGACAAATATACATTTGTAACAGATACAACAATCGCATCTTTAGGTTTTGACTTTGGTTCATCAAAAATTAAAAAGAATGAAAGCTGGATTGCGACCGCCGTATGGACCGACGGAACTATTTCAATACCTCCTGGTTCAACAGTACAATCGTACATACATATGATGTTTGGAAATTCAAAACCTCTTATTAATTTCTTAACAAACGACGCATATCCGCAGGGCAAGGTAGATCCAAAACCAAAATCTTTAGAAAAATTAAAAAAGACAATATTAATTGTTACTGATGCTGTACCACAAGTTGGCAAATATGATCGAAAGAGGAATAGAGATGCAGTTGATATAACTATATTTGTTGGTTATAGAGTAAATCCAGGTCCGTTGATTTCTCCAATTGAGTTATTGGAAACCGCCAGCATCGACTCAGTAGGTGCAAGACTTGATGACTATATTAAAAGCGGAATGATAAGAAAAGCATATAAATGGATATACACTGGTGAAAATACAGAGATTCTAAACTTGGATTTAAAATTAGATAATCTATGGAGGGTTCCATTACCTGTACTTCCTGGAGTATCATCTCCTCCTGCTAAACGAAGTAAAAATGTTATTTCTGTCAATGACAAGGTAGCACCAAGTGCCGCATTAGTCCCGGGCAGGACTGAATTTATTTTTGCAGAAACGTTAACAGACAAAGAGGCAGGATTAGTAAATGACGAGATAAATCGGTATCCACCTCAATTTATGCCATCTAATACAAAAGCAAATGAAAAAACAACACAAAATGAAAATGATGAGAAGGACTATTACGTTAAGGCAATCTTTAAACAATTACATTCAGGAGCAAGTAACACTGGTGATTTATTGAAGATAGAACTAGAAGTTATAGGAGATCCTTTTTGGTTACATCAAGCTCCTGCAGGAGTTGGTCCGCCTGAAACAGATAATGTAGAGTGGTATATTGAACATAACGGTAATATTAAAGAATCAATAATAGAGATAACTAAAAAGACAGCAACACACAATGTATCCAACGCAATTTATTTAGATATCCAAGTACCGTCTTCATCTCGTGACAATCACGAAGACCTAATGGATTTAAACGATGATGATGTAATAACAGGAGTATATCACATCTGGTCAGCAACACATACATTTACAGGTGGTAAGTTTACCACTAAATTGTCAGCAAACAAAGATGATCTCTTGGGACAAAAAGCAAAAGAAGCGGCCGCTCTTAAAACAAGGGTAGCCAAGGCATTGAATCTTGCAACTGGTGACCCGGCTAATGTAGCTAAAGAAAAAAACAAGGGAAAGAAATAATGATAGGACCATTTGATCAACCAGATAAACTTGATGGAGTTTTTGTTGGAAAAATTAAAAATAATATTGACATATACGGTATGGGAACCCTTGAAGTTTATATTAAAGAATTTGCTGGAAATGAAGATGAATCTCAAAACTGGAGAAAAGTAAGATACTGTCCTCCATTTGCTGGATCATCAAATCATCAATCAGAAAAACCTGCAAAAGGATCAGTTGAATATGAAGAAACTGACCATTCTTATGGTATATGGCATATTCCTCCAGATTTAAACGTATTAGTGCTTTGTGCATTTCTTAATGGCGATTCTAATCTAGGTGTTTGGTGGGCATGCCTCCCTCATGATGATAAAACACATGCACTTCCGGGAGTAGCATCAGGAGCGACACATGAAGGACTAGTTAAGCCAATTGGCGAACGGAATAGATTTAATACATCTGATAAGAATACTCATCACAGACCCGAACATCCTGCTAGTCTTAGATTAAGCGAACAAGGAGTAGACAGAGACCTTCGAAGAGGACAATCAAACGCAGGACCGTTTAGAGATGCTACAGCTCATCCAGGATTAGCGTATGGTATGCTAAGTCCTAACCAACATAGCTTTATGTTAGATGATGGTGCTGATCAAAAAAGTGGTGAAATACGTTTACGAACGTCTAGCGGACATCAAATACAAATGCACGAAGAAGGTGGCTACATTAATATTATGAATGCCAAAGGTAACGCTTGGATAGAATTAGATGAAGAAGGTAATATAGATATCTATAGTGAAAAAGACATATCGTTCCATGCAGAAGAAAATATTAATTTCCATGCCGGCGCAAATATAAATGCAGAAGCAACAAAAGATATATCAGTTAAATCAAAAGAACATACTAGGATTGAAACAGGAGAAAGTTATAACGTAACAGCAACTAAAGGTTTATTCCAGACATCTGATACTTCTATGGACGTTAATGTAAAAACAATATACAAAGAAACTGCAACACGCATTGACATGAACGGACCTGTAGCGGCTAAAGCATCAAAACCTGAAATACATAATCACATTGTTAATGAATTAGTAGGAGAGAGTATTTCACAAAGAGTTCCAGAGCATGAACCTTGGGCCGGGCATGCTAAGTTTGAAGGTGGTGAAAAAATTACTTTACCAGTTGGTGCTATTGGACCTGATTCCCCTGATGCAGTACTTCGTAGTATTCCTGGCTCACCTACAGTTACTCCTGCTCCGTCAAGTTACGAAAAATTAGAACCAATACAGAATGCAGAAGGCGAATTAGTATCACAGCAAACAGGAATTCTTGTTACAGCAGATGCAGTTACTTGTATACCGTCTCTTAACTTAAAAAATGTAGTAATGAGCGAGAAGGCATTTAATATGATGAAAAGTAGAGAAGCATACAGAGGTGTAATGTACGCAGATTTTCAAGGTTATAGTGTTGGTTATGGGACTAGGGTTGATATATGGGGTCCACAGAATCCTGCAAGTAAATTAGACGCAAATATTAAACAAGCATTAGTTGATGGACCTAGTGAACCAGAAGCAAGAATTGCAAGTAGACAGATTATTGACAGGCACATGACACCTCCGTTAAGACGGCGTCTTGTCAAGCGTATTGGAAGTGCTACAGTTTGTATTACGCAAACAATGTTTGATGCATTATGCATGGCATCTTTTGGAAATCCAAGTAATGCTTATAAAATGGCTGACAAATTAGTTGACAGTGGTAAAAATAGTGGTGACGGGAAACCACAACATAAAGATATAGCTACTATTTGGGCAAATGCCTTTTACACACCAAATGCAGGACAACGTAATGCTGAAGCAAAATATGCAATGACAGGAGAAGTAACAGGTACAGCAAAAACAGCAGACGATCTTAGGGTTGCTGGTGTTAATTCAGATAGTAGAAGTTTTGCTAAGAAAAGAATGCGTCAACCAGCTGGAAATTGGAAAACTGGTTTAGGTAATGGTCCAAGTACAGGTAAAAGATTACAATCAAAATATCTACCACCTAATGCATTACAAAAAGCTCAATTTGAAAGAAGCTACTTCTTAAATACAGGTAATCCTCCTCCTGGATCTTCTACAACACAGGTTGCTTCATTGCAGACTAAACACGGAAATCCACATACAGGAGAGAATAATCCGCCAAATACACCAACAAGAGCATAATCATAATAACCCAGCTTAATCGTCCTGGCTAAATATAGTTATGGCTACACTAACAACAGAATTTAAAGGATACAGTTCAATAGGCACTAATTTTACAAAACCAGTGCTAACAAACTTTGACCTTGCAAAGCGAGACTTGCTAAATCAATTTGGAACTCGATTAGGCGAACGTGTTATGCTACCAGCCCATGGATCGATAATCTGGGAGTTATTGTTTGATCCAATAGATGATAACACTAGAGAATTAATTAAACAAGATGTTATAAGAATCATCTCAGAAGATCCCAGATGGGAGTTTGTTGAAGTTAAAACAATAGATGGAGAGCATTCTATTACTGTTGATGTAACACTAATTTATAAACCAGAAGAAGAACGAATTGAACTTCCTTTGGTATTTGAAAGAGGAGAATTCGAATGAGCCAGACCAAGCGTCTTAGTCAATTGAACGCCGCAGAAAGTTGGCTTAATACATATAGAAATTTAGTTAATGCGGATTTTAAAGCATATGATTTTGAGTCGTTACGAGAAGCGTTATTAAACCATATCCAAGTTAACTATGGTGAAGATTTTAATGATTTCATTAATAGCAGTGAATATGTTGCACTAGTAGATTTAATTTCCTTCCTAGGACAAAATTTAGCATTTAGAACAGATTTAAATTTAAGAGAAACTTTCTTAGAAACAGCAGAGGTTAGAGAAAACGTATTATCAATTGCTAGACAATTAGGATATAAACCTCACAGAAATAAACAAGCTGAAGGATTTTTAAGAATTAACACCATTGCGTCTACACAAGAAATATATGACAGTCGAGGAATAAATTTAGCTGGACAAGAAATTATCTGGGCCGATCCATTAAACAGTGATTTTAGAGAGCAATTTAATCTAATATTAAATGAGGCATTTAATAAAAGCAATCCTGTTGGGCGTCCAATAAGCTCTTATCAGTTAGGATCATTAGTAAGAGAACTTTATGAATTAGATCAATCTGATGATGCTAATTTAATAGATAATATTACTTTATCTGCTAGGAATGGAAATTCATATGGCTTTGATATTATTCCAGTTGTAATTGAATCTGGAGCATTAATTGAAACTCCTCCTTCTCCTACTAATACAAAAAGTGTTATGTTCAATAATGATGGAACTGGATTTTCAGGAGATTCAAATGGTTGGTTTGTTAATTGTAAACAAGGACAATTACAGTTTATTGACATTGTTATTAAAGATATAATTGAGAATAGAGTAATTGATGTTAATGTTAATGACATTAACAATACTGACGTATGGGTACAAACAGTTGATGATATAGGAACGGTATTACAGGCATGGACGCAAGTGCCGTCTGTAGTAGGAAGTAACGTTACGTTTAATGATATTGACAAAGATAACAGATCTATCTTTGAAGTTATTACAAGAGCAAATGATCAAATATCAATTAAATTTGGTAACGGGTCATTTGGCGATGTGCCTATTGGAAATATAAGAATTTGGTATAGAGTTAGTTCAAATGAAACCTTTATTGTTAGTAAAACTGATAATGATAGTGTATTACTAAAATTAACTTACATTGATTCGTTAGGAAGTGGCCAGGAACTAATATGTGATGTTAGTCCTAAGAATAACATGGCTGGAATAGAAAATGAATCTATTAGTGAAATTAGAAATAACGCAAGTAGATCAGCCGCGGCCCAAAATAGAATGATTACTGCGGATGATTATAATAGTTATCCGCAAGGAAAAGTGTCTGGTATCGCAAGAATTAAATCAGTTAATAGAATACATACAGGGCAAAGTTTGTATGCAGATTTAGCTGATCCTACTGCAACATATCGTCCTGTAATTACATTAGGTGATGATGCATTTTTATATTCAACAGAATCAACTATTGACATAAAAATTAAAGATGATATTGGCACAAATAAAATATATAAATGGATATTAGATGGAATGCAATATCGTCCATTGCATCAATTATACTATCGTAGGTTTCCATCAATTACTCCAGCAACACCGATAAAATGGAAAACAATAGATACAACAATTGGTTCAACACACGGATACTTTACAAAAGATATAATTCCTGCAAGAATCGGTAGAGGTACAGTTGAAACTAATTTAAGAACTTTAAAGAAGAACTCTTTAGTTAGATTTGCAGATGGTTCGTATCATAAAATACAAGACGTGTTTAGAGAAGGATTTGGATTAGCATCAGCAGACGGAGCTAACACTGGTAGACGTGCAAATGGTGAAGGATCCATATTTATATCTGGAATTAGTTCTAGCCAGGATGTATTAAACTGGATTCCAAATCTTCGTATTGTTTTTACTGAAGGAGAGAAATCTGAAATATTAACTGAACTAAAAGCACAACGAAACTTTGGCTTAAGATATGATAACATAGAAGATAACTGGAGAATTGTAAACGCTGATATACTAGTTAACAATGGTGTATATGACGCAACTACAGCTGGTACAAGCTGGTTAATAAGATTTACACATAGTACTACTAGTAACACATATACAATGACAACAAGACGAGATATCGTAGTACTTGGAAGTGAAAGTCAAATGGTGTTCCATAATCAAAGATT